TTGTCGGCTGCCTCTACGGCAATGCCGCGAGCCTCAACCAAAAGATGCGCTCGCTTATCAGCAAGCTTTGCGATGTCAGACATTGTCTGCATCCTTTCTCCGCGCATAGGCGGAATAACTATTTATGCTCTCCTCGGTGGGATACCTGATCTGCGGACTCGCCGACTAAGGGCGGTGGGGCAGTGGCTCGTGACCTAGAGTGCGTCACCTTCTGCCGCCGAGATCGTCAGCAAAGCAGCGGCGATTGACGGATCAATCCCCACTGGCTTTGGCGCGAGCTTGGAACGGACAGCGTCAATGACAGCAACTTCCTCGGTGGACAGTTCGCGTCCAGCCTTGATGCTGTCGAGTGTGGCAACCAGTGCGTCAGCGTCTACGCCAATCTTAGGCGCGGTGACCTGGCGGATTGCCGTGAGTCCAAGGGTCGCAGGGTAGGCAGGGGTCTGGCCACCGGCAGCAAGGATGCTCACCTCGAACAGGTTGGCTTCCTTGATCGTGCGGTTGTTGCCATCCCACGAGTCCTGAACCTTCTGGAAGCCGAACGACATACCAGCGGCGGCGCTCTCGTGCGTCAGCATCGAGATGACCTTGGCGGCGTCTGGATCGGCTGGATCAAGCTTCGCCTCAACGCGGAGGCCAGTCTCATCCTCGGTCAAGCGAAGGCGACCGCTTGCCGTGGTGGCAAGGGCGCGTGTCTCGTCGTGACCAAAGAGGAAGGCGATGATCTTCTGCCCAGCAGCAGCGCGCGAGAGTGAACGCTTGAATGCGTTCGGCGCAATCTTCTCCTCGAACGGAAGTCCAGCCGAAGCGCTGTTCCAGATAGAGGCGTAGCCGGTGAAGGTTCGCTGACCATCCGCGTCGGCGTCGGCAAGTCGGAACTCACCAATCGGTACGGATCGGACTTCTTTCTCTTTCATATCAACAATCTCCCTATCTTCAGCTGCGATAAGAGCATCTGCCCACGAGAGTACGCGATCAGTTGCGTCGCGGTCAGTCGTTTCCACACCCCAGAGAAAGCCAGCAACAGCGCCTGGACCTGGGAAGTCCTCGCTATCTTCGTCCTCATTCTGCGCGACACCTTCCCAGTCGCCGCGATGACGGCGAATCCACGCGGCCATACGGATGACCTTGTCGGTATCTGCGCGACCTGCGGCGAGTTCACGAGCCTCTGCAATGGTCTCAGGCTGCAAGCCTTCGCCAGCGAGACCGTCCTCAACGAATGACAAGCCACGAGCTGCGGCGTTGCGGATGTAGTCAGGCACTTCGTAGACGGCGCGCTCTTCCTCGTCGGCGAGATACTCCTCTGGCGAGTACGCCTCGATGTCTAGACCGCGTGCCATCTCTCGGACGGCTGGGTCATTGTCAATGGCGTACTCCAACTCCTCGCCGTACTGCTCCTTCAGGAGACCGTACTTGTATTCCTTGAACGCGAAGCCGGTGGCGAAGGCGCTTCCCTCAAAGTCGTTGAGGTGAACCTCTTCAATGCCAGCGACCTTGTTCTCTTGCAGCCAGGCGCGCGTCTCTTGGAGTCGGTCAATCTTGCGAGCAGAGACCACGATGATCTGCGCGTCGCCTGACATCACCTCTTCGTTGAGCGCATCGATCAGGGGCTGATTCGGCTCGTCGTTCTCAAGGACCAGCGTGCCGTCAAGATCTACGATGATGTAGCTCACGCTTCAGGCTCTTTCCCTACGGTGCCGATGTTGAGCGGCTTCCAGAACTGATCACCACCCTCTGGGAGCGGTGGTCGATCTTCTAGTGCGCGCACTTCATTGAGGTTCAGGATGCCTGAATTCAAAGCGACGGCGTAGGAGTCCATTCGCTCCTTCGTCGTTGGTCGGAGCAGGCCGTCGATGTTGAACTTGATGAAGGTGGTGTTGCCAACGATCAGGCGCTGAAGCCCTGCCTCAATGCGCGCAATGAGTGGACCAAGCCCAAGGCGTAGCCACTCGATGCTGATCACTTCAACGCTGCTGTAGGAGGTGTTGCCACCTGGGTACTGGAGCAGGTGGAGCGGCACGCCGTAGATACGAGCGATGGACTCGACGCCCCAGTGCATCGTCTCAACGAGTTGCATATCGCTGATCTTGGCGCTCATCTGCTGGAAGTCTGCGCCACCGGTGAGGACGGCAATCTTGTGCATCTTCTCTACGCCTTCGTGGCGACGGCTGAAGGATGCGCGGAGCGAGTCGGCAACATCCTGCGTCAACTCACCTGGCACCTTGATGACAGCGCTAGGCGCTGCGCCATTCTCGTAGAACTTCGCGGCGTAGAGCTGCGTGGCGGAGGCAAGTCCGAGTGTCGTGCGGTGATGCTCAACAGGCGACATACCGCGCTGGTGACCAGCGGTTGCGAACAGTGGGATATGCACCATCTGATCTGGACCGACGCTGAATGCTGTCTCGCCAGTTGATACGATGTAGATCGGTGCGCCCATCTCGTCCATCCGAATCTCAACCTTCTGTGGATCAAGCACTCGCGTCTCAACGACATCACCAAGGCGGTCAGTGAGGAACAGGATGAAGGCATTGCCGTCAAGCAACAGGCTTGAGACAACAGCGTGGCGGAACTGGAAGCCAGTGTAGTTAGGGTTCGCTGGGATGGGGCGGTCAATCCAGAGTGGTCGCGTCACCGGTCGGCGCACGCCGCCGTCACGGATGAAGGCACCAACTGGAAGGCTGGCTACCGTGTCGGCATACAACTTGACGGCCGCATAGAGTGCGCCAATCGACGTTGCATTCTGCTGATTTAGTTGGACTCCAGCTGACGAGTCGGCTGGCTTATCACTGAGCCACTGTCCGCCAGAAACATTGCGCTGCTCGGTGGAGAGTAGGCGACGAAGGATGCTCACTTACGGTCTCCTAGCGTATAGCCGAGCGCAGCAATGGCTACGCCTGTGGCAATCAATGCGACTGGGATTGAGAATAGCGCGATACCTGCAATCACAAGCACTGCGCCCACAACCTCAAAGATATTGCTGATCATAGATTCACCCACTCCACTTTCGCTGTCTGCTTTGGTTCAACCTTGAGGAACTTTACACCCTGATACGCCACAACGGCAGAGACGGCTGCGTCAATGCGGTCAGGGGATGCCTTGTATGCCTTGGTCAGCACCTGCCCATAGCGCGTCAGGCGCGTGTGGACATTGCTGATATGGCGTGCCAAGAGCGGCGAGCCGTCGTGGCGAAGCCCCTCCCCTGTCGCCACGGCCGTGAAGAATCGGTCTACGGCTGGACCCATTCGCTCAATCGTGGCAGTAGGGAACACCGCCACGCGCTTGCCGTACCGGCGTGTCCACTCCTCAATCTCCGACGCCCAGCCTGGAGGGTCGCAGAAAAGGGTGGCGTTGTAGGTAGTCATCACCTGCTCAACGACCGCGTCCACCTCGGTGCGTGGCACTGTCCAGTCAGGGTCACGGTTGGTATCGGACTTCTCCCACGCCTTGATCAGGAAGATGTAGCCGTCCATCGTGCAGCCAGTCAGCACCGTGGCGTCTCGCGCATACGATCCGTCAAAGCCAACGCTGATCTGCTCGCCTGGTACGAGTAGGCGGTCAGGCTCCTTGAGCCGCGCCCACGCTTCGGCGCCAATCCAGCGATCTGGCGGCTGGACAAAGCGATTGAGGTGGTAGCGCTGCCACTCGTGCATCGGCACTTCGTTGGCGCGTGCCAGCAGTCTGTCAAGGTCAACGAAGGCAGGAGCGCTAGGGTTTGCCTGCTCTAGTGCAGCCCTACGGCCAGCGTCAGTCTCTAGGTCGTGGCTATCCGCAGCAGCCCACCATTCGACTAGGAAGCCAGGATCAGAGACTTCGCCAGAGGCGATCTTCTTGGCGTAGGTCAGCATTCGTCCGAGCAGCGTGTTCTCGTCTGAGCCTGCGGTTGAGATGTTCAACTCCAGCGCCTCAGCTCGCTTAGCGAGTGAGTTGGAGAGCACGAGATGCACGCGCTCCTTGTTGCCTGTCCACTCGTGCAACTCGTCTGCGATAAAGCAGGTAGGGCGTCCGCCGTCATTCGTACCGGCTGCGGCGGCTACACGGTACATACGGCCAGGGCGATCTTTGATCAGGATCTCGGTGTCGTAGACCTCAAAGTGCGCTGCGAGTGGACCCTGCGTGAGCATAATCCGAGCAGTGCCAAAGAGCAGGTCGGCCTGCTCGAACGACGCAGCCGCGATGGGGATATTTGGCGATTTGGGAGCCTTAGGTCCTGCCAGTTCAGCCAAGGCGATAGCAGCCAGCAGCTCGGTCTTGCCGTTGCCCTTAGGCGTACCTAGCAGGGCGCGC